GTATCACAGTTAACGCAGTTACATACAATGCAGGAACAAGAGTTACAACAATCAACTTGACCTCATCTTGTGCGGCTGACAAAGTTATCAGAGCTGTTGTTATGCAATTCCAATACAATCTGGAAGCGAATACTGATATCCCAGAGTTGAATATAACTATTGACAAAGATACAGTCGAAGCCAAGACACGAAAGTTGAAAACAGTGTGGACACCTGAATCTGCTCAAGATTTTAAGAGCTATCACGGGATTGATATTGAAGCCGAACTTACAGCTTTGATGTCCCAGGAAATTGCCCTTGAAGTTGACAGAGAGATTTTAGCGGACCTTTTGAACGTAGGTTCTCAGATTACACATTCTTTTGATCAAGGCGCAGCGACAAACTACAACTACCTAGATAGACACGTTGCTCTTATGCAGAGAATCTTACTTGAGTCTAACAACATCATGAGAGACACACTTCGTGGCAAAGCGAACTGGATCGTTACATCTCCTGAAGTCGCTTCTATTCTTGAAACACTGAAAGAATTCCGTCCTTACGGCGGTCAGGTTTTCTCTGGAGTTAATCCTTCAGGTATCGGAGCCCGCGGAACATTGTTAAATCAGATCGAAGTTTATGTCGATCCGATATTCCCGAGCAACAAGATCCTGTTAGGTTACAAAGGCGCATCAGTAATCGATTCTGGTTACTACTATGCTCCTTATATTCCAGTTGAGCTGACACCTGTCGTTTATGATCCGTATGACTTCACTCCGAGACGTGGTTTACTTACAAGGTATGCCACAAAGTTGGTCGAGTTAGGTCAACTTTTCTACAGAACGATCAGGATTCGTAATAGCGCATCTGACGAGAACTTTACAGTTCTTAGCTAAAAGGAATGAAAACGAATAAGTAATAATAAAGGGGCTAATTCACAAAGTTAGCCCCTTTATTTTTAAAATGATATTTAAGGAGATATTTTTATGGATAGAGGAACAGAGACCCAGATAGAATTAGAGAAAAATAAGGTTGATGATGCTATTGTTGAAAATGTTTTATCTTTAGGAAGTGGAGTTAATGGTACATTTTTGACAACAGACCCATATCAAGTAACAGTTCAAGATGGTATCGTCGTGGATATTTCTGCTCCTCCAGTTCCTCTTTTATCAAAGATAGGAGTTAATTTCTGTGTTGGCGCAGGTGCTCCTAATGGAGAGATTTCTGGAGCATATCCTGGCGGGTTATATCCTCAAGTTAATTGGAATAATGCAAATTACGGAATTGGATTACCCCCTGTGAGTGGTGATTTAATTCCATTAGCACCATATGTTAATAGCAATGGTGCTTTAGTTCCTGCATTAACAATCAATACAACAAATCAGATGTGGCAGATGCCGGATAATATAGTTGGTGCCCCAAAGCATGGTGGTATTTATGTAGCACCTGGACTTGATAATCCTTCTGCTCCAGGCGATGCTGAATATGATGGTTGTGGAGGCGATACTTTCCCAACAGATATCGTATTGACAGTTACAAACATACCATATGCGAGTTATAAGGTGGCATTATTGATTGGTTGGTATGAGAATTCTTATAGATGGCATGAATTTGATCCCGCTAACCCACCGACTATGAGTGGAGCAGATGATTGGGTAAGTAATCCATACTCTGCTACAATTGTAGGGAGCACATTTACGTTCAATGGTGGCGATGGTCATGGTGTTGCGGCTGTTCAAATCATAGAAGTTTAAGGAGGATACAAATATGGATAGAGGAACAGAGACCCAGATAGAGTTAGAGAAAAATAAGGTAGATGATGCTGCAGCAGAGGCAGTTCTTGATGCTGGTGCTGGAGTTAATGGAACATTCGTGTCAGCAGATATGGTTCCACAAACAATTGTTGTTCAGAACGGGATTATTATTAGCATAACTTAAATATGAACTTAGATAACTATGATTGGGGTTTTAGTGCCTTATGTTCAACCGTTAATGGAACTAACGGCATTAGAACCCCACTCACTATATCTGATAGAATCAAGCAGGATATTTCAGGTAAGGTATTCTGCGATTTAGGTTGTGGTGAGGGAGATTTTGCTCTTTGTTGTGAGAGGTATGCTTCACAAGTCATCGGAGTAGAGTTAGTTCCAGAAAGAGCTGAAGTCGCCAGAATGAAGGGTCTAAATGTCATTACTGGCGATATTTTGTTAAAACTGCCTGAAGCAGACGTATATTATTGTTGGGTAGGTGTTAAAGTTCGACAATTATACGATATGATACCTGTAGGCAAGATGATTATATTTGGATTCGGCGATCCTTTAGATCTTAAACCATGGTTGGAAGGTTTGCCTGGAGTAATACATGAAACCATGGAATATGTAAGAGAAGGCATTAAAATGACCTTCAATATTTACAAAGTTAAAAAGGAGAATTAAAGAAATGGCACGTGGAAAGGTTAAGTGGTTCAGTAATCAGAAGGGTTTTGGTTTTATTACAGATGAGGAAGGTAAAGATATATTCGTCCATTATTCAGGGATTGTAGCTGAAGGTTATAAAAGCTTAAAAACCGAACAAGAAGTAGAGTTTGAAGTTACAACTACAGAAAAAGGTTTACAAGCGATAGACGTAAAATAAGAAGGCATAATAATAGCGGCAAACTATTAAAAAATTTGCCGCTATTAATTTTAACTATAGACGGAATCTTGACATTCTTGGCACATTCCGCTAATTTCGAATTCTTTTTTACTAATTTCATTTATCAAACAATTATTATCTACAGCTTTCCCGCATGTTGGGCATAGTCCTTTTTCAACTCTTTCTACAAAAGATCCTAAACCAGCTTGTTTCAACAGATTTTTCTTAGCTTCGTTCATGCAAGTTCTCCTTTCTCTTCCTTCTTTTCTTTCTTTTCTTTCTTTGGACTGCTATCTGTCAAATCTAAATCTTGAACTAGAACAGATTCTAATCCTAATTCTTTTCTCTCGAATATTTCTACTCCTCTAGTTCTTACCCTAACAGTATATTTTTCAGCTACAATATCTATAGCATCAACATTATATTCTAACACTTTACTTCCGTCAGGAGCTTCAAAACCTGCTTCATTCTTCGATAAATATACTTTCATTTTCCCTCCTTTCTTTATTCTACTTATATTATAACATGCATTTTTAAAAGTGTAAACTACTATTTACTAAATAATATCAAATGAGTAAACTACTGAGTAAACTACTAAAAATCGGTTTGACATACGACTTAAAAGATGATTGGAAATTAGATAGCTCAGATCCTTCTGACGCAAGCGCAGAATTCGATTTACCAAAAACAATAGACTCGTTAGAGAAAGCTTTTTCAAAGAAATATAATGTTCACCGTATAGGTAATGTTCACCGCTTGATGAACATTATCGGGAATATAGGGGTAGATGTAGTTTTTAATATAACTGAAGGAAGAAAAGGAAGGAATAGAGAATCACAAGTTCCGATGCTTCTAGAATTATTCAATATTCCGTATATTGGATCTGATGCTTTGACCATGGGATTGACACTAGACAAGGTTATCGCTAAAAGGATATTCATTTCAGAAGGAATACCAACTCCAGAATTTGACGTTATTGATGACGTGTCAGAATTTAAGTTTAATGACATAATCAAGTTTCCGATAATCGTGAAGCCTAGATACGAAGGTTCTTCAAAAAGCTTATCAAAAGATTCAATAGTATATTTTGAGAGTGATCTCAGACGGCAAGCGTTATTTATAAATCAGACATATAATCAACCAGCATTAATTGAAGAGTTTATAAGAGGAAGAGAGTTTACTGTAGCAGTTTTGGGTAATGATAATGCCTACACTCTCCCGATAATACAGATCCAGATAGACGGAAAGTTAGATTTGGGTAGTAGATTTTATGATTATTCAATGATACAATCAGATGAATTGCAGTATATTTGTCCTGCTCAAATAGACATCAATCTAGAAAATAAGATAAATGAGCTTGCTTTAAGAGTCTATAAAGCTGTAGAATGTAAAGACTTTGGGAGAATAGATTTCAGAGTAGACAAGCACGATAACGTATACGTTTTAGAAATCAATCCTCTCCCTGGTTTAAACGACGTATTTTTAACGTTAGCTAATACTATGAATAAAGAATATGATGATATACTTCTGCAGATCCTTGAAGAAGGATTAAGAAGATTAAAAATGGAGGGTAAACTTGAGAAATTCTGAATGGTATGATTGGAAATGGCAACTTAAGAATAGGTTTATGACTTTAGAGGAACTAGAAAAAGTTATAAATTTGACTAATGAAGAAAAGGAAGCAATTAGCCAAGTTGATTTTCCAATGTCTATAACACCGTACTTAGTTTCTCTTATAGATAAGGACAATCCTAATTGCCCTATAAGAAAACAATCTATCCCTTCAATGGACGAGCTTTGTATATCTCCTTACGATATGGAAGATCCTTTAGATGAGGACAATGATTCACCTGTCCCTTTATTGGTCCACCGTTATCCTGACAGAGTGTTACTTATGGCTACAGAAAGTTGTGCATCATATTGCAGACATTGCACTCGTAGGAGAAGAATAGGGTATAATAGGAATGAAGACCTGTCTAGGGCATATGAATATATTAAAAGCAACAAAAGAATTAGGGATGTATTGATTTCTGGAGGAGATCCTTTAATATTAGATGATGATAGTTTAGAAGACATTGTAAGAAGCATTAGAGAAATTGACCATGTAGAAATGATAAGAATAGGAACTAGAGTCCCAGTTACTATGCCTATGAGGATAACAGATCAATTGATTTATACATTAAAGAAGTATTCTCCTATATGGTTCAGCATACATTTCAACCATCCTAAAGAGATAACAAGAGAAGTTAAATATGCATGCAATAAGCTTGCTGAACACGGGTTCCCTTTAGGAAGCCAAACAGTTTTACTTAAAGGAATTAATGACAATGCTTATACGATGAAGAAGCTATTGTGCGAGTTGTTGAAGATACGAGTAAGACCATATTACCTTTACCATTGCGATCAGGCAAAAGGAATCAGTCACTTTAGAGTTCCATTAAGCCAAGGATTAGAGATAATCAAGAAGTTAAGAGGACATATCTCGGGTTATGCAATTCCTACATATGTTATAGACATGCCTAAGGGAGGTGGTAAAATACCATTAATTCCTGAGTATGTTACTAAGATTAACGATTCTTATTTATTGCAGAACTATAAAGGTGAGACTTATATGTATAGTGACAATGAGGAAAATGAGCTAAAAAGTGACCTAGGAGGCACATTAAGGCACGTATCTGGTGCCCCCAGGTGACCTAGGCGGGTTAGTAGGTTGGTTGGATAGATGTTTTATTGTCTGAGTATACTTATCTATAACCTTATTTAAAATATTGTATATCCTGCATCTCCCGCAAATCTTAAGATCAGAGTTTTTATACAGAGTTTTTGGCGGTATATATTTCTCTTCTTCCGTAGAGCAGAAGAATATTTCTCCACATTTTTCACACTTTAATTTCCATATATAAAGATGCATATTCTCCTCCTTTTCTCAGATCATCCTATCAAAACCGTCAATTAGAACTTTCTCCATTTCTCTAGTGTTATTAACCAATCTTCCCATCAGTATCTCTTTAAAGAACTTGTCTCCTGCTCCGAATACTGTGCTCTTTCCTAAATCTCCGATACCGATGAAGATATGTCTTTCATTCCTTGCATTATATTCTTCTAAGATTTTCTTCATTGAACTATCATCGAACTCTCCATCAGTAAAGACTAAGATAAACTTTCTATCTTTGACGTTGGAATTCTCTTCTAAAGTCTTATAAGCTTCTTCAAGAGCTGGTATTATTTCAGTTCCACCGCCAGAAAAGTTCAATGAGTATCTAGATTTCAAATCTTCCTCAGTGATCGTTTCGCTGAACGTCTTTATTATCTTGGGGCTGTCAGCGAACACTCCAACCTCGTATTCTATATTATATTGTTCTTTGGTTTTTTCAATTAATCTTGTCAAGTTAGTAACACACTCTAATAATACTTTACTTTTTGTTGATGATTCATTTTTCATGCTTCCAGAAACGTCAAGCAGCATCACTATTTTATTGTTGTATGTTTCTTTTATCCTGTCCTCAACAAATATATCGTTGTAGTCTTCTTCAGATTTAAATATCTTGTATATCTTATTTATATTTATTTTGCCTGAAGAGTTGTTGATTACTTTTTTGTGCTCTAATCTTTTGAAGATTTCTTTCATGTTATCTTCAAAGTCAATTACTTCTTCTCTTTTAATCTTCCAATTATCGCTATTTTCTAGACTCTTAAAACCGTTGAACATTTCTTGTATATCTTCTGAAGTCAATTCATTGTTAATCGCTGTAGAAACATCGACATCCTTTTTAGATAGTTCTTTTAAACTTTCAATTCCTCTTTCTACTTCTCTTTTTTCTCTTTCAACTTTCCACGACTTGGTATTCCTTATTGCTTTTTTTCTGGAAAGAGTTTTCTGTTCCTCTCTCACTTTATTCATTTCTTCGCATATTTCTTTTCTTTCTTTCGAGTCTTTAGTTCCCCACATCTTTTTCTGATCTTTATTATATTTATCGTAGTTGTCGTTTATCTTTTTTGTAAGTTCTTGTTCTTCTTTTTTAATTCCGTCTATTTTGTTCTGAAGGTCTTTCACCTCCTGTTTTTTACTTTCAATCTGATTATCAAAAACTCCTTTTCCATCTTTGTCTTTTTTGCTGAGATTTTCTTTTACTAAATCTTTTACTAAATCTTTAAGACTAGATACCGAAGATTTTATATCGGCAGTTTTCTTAGCTCTTTTTAAGTCATCAATTATATTATCTATTTTAGTTTTATTTTTTGCCATTATCTCTTTCATCATTTCAGGGTCGAAATAAAATTGTTCAAATCCGACTCCGTAGAGATAAACGTGCTGGAGAACATTGATAAATTCTTCAGTCACAGCACTTTTATTCCATTGACGTCTCAAAAATACTGTCTCAACAAGCTTGCTGTAAATGTATCTTGAGTTCTCGTAATCTTTGAAAACTTTGTTGTCGATTCTAATATCTTCTGCAAGGTTGGTGCAAGTTTCTTGAATTTTATCATCATACTTTTCATTAGCAATTTTTCTATACTCTTCTGAATTAGTATACTTTATGTGATAGCATTCGTGGATCGTCGCTCCAACAGTTGCAAGTAAATTCTCGTCTGGTAAAGATTTTGGAAGATATACATCTCTACCGTCAGTGTGAGGAGTGCATTTACTTTCGAAGTATACGTTAGTCTTCAGTTTTCCGGCGAAGTGCTTGGCGATGGTTTCGAAACTAGTCATATTAAAGTCCCTCCTCATCTTCGTTTACTTGCTTAATTCTTTTGCATTCTTCTGGCATTTCGGCGACCAGCTCAGGGAATATACCGAAGGCTAAAAGCAACATTGCCTTTTTGTCTTCAGCATTGTTATTTACCATGATGCTGTCAAGAAATCCCCAATGAAGCGCTTGAGACAATGAGAATCTTTCGTTCAGAAGATGGGTGATACTCTGCAGATCCCTGATTGTAATCAGGAACTTTTTGTTTTGCTTCTTGCAGATATCCTTAGTCTCTTTGTAAAACTGAAGCAATTTTCTTTTCAAGCTTTTATTATCCATCTGGATAATCTGATCGAGCTCATTATCACTAAAGTCGTCTAATACTTTAGTCATAAACCTTTTAATCAATGCTTCATTCATCTTATTATTACCTATATATAAGCTGTTGCGGAAGTTTCCCGTAGCGTATATATAGCACTGAGGATGCTGCTCTATAACTTTTCCTAACTCTTTAATGAATATTCTTTTCTCTTGTAAAAGCTCGTGCAGTTTGAAGAAAATCTCAGGGGTGGCCGATGGAAGTTCATCCAAGATTATCAAAGATGGTTCTTGTAAAAACTTGACGAATAATCCTGGTTCGTATGTTGCAGTCGCATTTACGAAATTGACCTTGTAAAGCAAATCATTGAAGTTCAAGCTAGCGTCAATCTGAACTAACAGCATAGGAAGTTTGTGCTTATAAGCTAAATATCTTCCCATTGCAGTTTTACCGGTTCCAGTATCTCCAACTACGAAGATCGGTTTCCTTTTTTCTACAGGGAGTTTCATGATTGATTCAACTTGGCCTAAAACGTCTTTTCTTTCAAGGTAATTTGTTTCAATGTTTTTCGGGATGAAATCTCCAAGTGAGCTGTCATCTGATGCTGGAGATAAATCTACTTCTTCGCGAGAAATCGTTGTCGAAATCGATACTGGAGAATTCACGGTCTTTCTTTTCATTTCCCTTTCAATTTCTTCGATTCTCCATCTGATAACCTGTTCAGTTCTTTCTACATTAAATGTCTGCTTGATTGATGATACGATTTGTTTCGGCGTGTTGCTATCCTTCATTTTCTTTATCATTAACATCTCTTCGTCTGTCCATCTTTTTCCTGGCATCCAGCCCTCCTTTGTTTTGAGCTTTCGCTCTAGTTTAACTGCCACTCATATACATTATATCATGAATGTGCATATTTGTAAACTTTTATTTTTGTATTTTGGGATGGTTTGGAGGTGCGGGCTATTCTAACAAGTAAAAGAAAGGAGGTAAAAACCTGTTAAAATAGCCCGCTGGGACGAACTAGGCTGATGCGTGTATATCTACGTAAAAACAATCTCTTATAAAATTACTATTTTCTCTTCCGTCATGTATCTTTCTGTGGATCCTTCTTGGAGTCATTTCAATCTTAATAACTCCGATATCAGTTGGAGGATACGCTCCTGCAGATACATAGCTTGCTTTGCCAGGTTCGTATCCTTTTAAGAATGATCCAGTCCTTCCAAGAAGTATCTTTCTGTTCGTGATAGTGAGACCTCCACCGCCTTCAGATAATCTCATACGAGAACTATCATAAACAAATTTCTGGTGGTCATGGGCCATAAGATAAATATCAGCATCGCCTATTTTTCTCATAGCTTCTACAGAATTAACCGAACTTCCTGCAGTTCTTCCTCCACCTCTTCCATGATGGGCATAGATGTCTAAAGCATATTTTTTATTTCCATACCCGAAAGATAGTCTAATAAAGGATGATTTACCAAGGAACTTACATCCCATCTTTTCACACATCAACTGAGTAGTTGACATTCCAGTTTGAAGCATGCCAAAATGGTTACCTTCAATTAGACCAATTAGCCTTCCTTTCATGAATGATATTTCTTTAATGAACTTTTCAACAAAATCGTTGTAAACTCCGTCGAGTCTGCTTAATGTTGTGTCGTGCAGGGCGGCTTGAGAGAGACCTTTTCTTTCTGACGTGCTTGCAATATCGTCATAGTCTCCCATACCTAAGAAGTAGCATCTTTTCTTCTTTTTAGCCCACTCGCAAAAACTCTTCCACTTATCCACAGCGCACAAGTCTGCGAATCGATGAACATCCCCAAAGGGGATTAAGTAAATCGGCTCTTCAAGTTTGTCGACGGTTATCTCAACTTTATGAGTTGTGAAAGTCTGTTCTCCATTAACAACCATATTTATGTTTCTCCTTTGTAAGATTAATAGCATAAAAAATAAAAAAATTAAAAACATAAAAAAAAAGGCCAGAAGCTTTTGGCTCCTGGCCTTATGCGTTTCTCTTTTTCTATTCGTCTCCCAAAGTTTCTTTCTTGTATTTGGAAGTAATGTAACCTCTCGTCGCTAGATTTAAATCAGTCACTTCTGAAAATATGAAAGGTCTATTCCGTATTTTCGTCATGAACTGACTTTTTTCTCCGCCTTTAAACGTTCCTACCGGTAACTTTTGGTCAAGTCCTGGAAAATCGCTATCATTCGTCCCGTAGAGGTAAGCGTTTTCATTTCCTTTTTCTTTGATAAGAACAGAATCCTGCTCAAAATATTTACCTAATTTTATTATTCTGCCAATAAAATTTGGATCTGACTTTAAATTTACAACGAAAAAGGAGTTTTCTTTTACTTCTCTTTCTTTAGGAGAACCATACCCTTCTATAAAAGAACCGTCAGTCGCTGTTACACCACATCCAACTTCCAATAATGAACCTTTGAGCTTTTTGTTTCTTTCCAGGTTCTGATTTTTTGGATAGCTTCCCCTGAAAGCTGTAATGATGGCACAATCGTGGTTTGATATATGTTGCCATATCCGTGATAAATTAGACTCATTGACGTCTTGTTCTCTAAGAATGTCTTTTAATTTCATTGTTTCCCTCCTTTCTTATTACCTTTCTTATTATATTTAGTTGGAGCAGGATGCAACAACATCACACCCTGCTCCCCACCGCCGCTTTTATAATTCTGCTAAACCAGTTCTTGCTTCAGTTGCTTTAGCTTTCGGAGAAGGTTTGCTTTCGATGATTGGCATAACGAATTCTGAATTTTCCCAATCAATTTTCTGCTTCGCAACCTTCATCGTTAAAGCAAAGCACTGTTTACCATTCACATCTTTAATTACAGGTCTGATCAACCCATAATATTTGTTGTAAGAGTTTCCAGAGGTAACATATACCACTGCAAACTTGTTCTTTTCGACGAGATATTTCTTCGTGAACTGATACAGAGAATAAATTGCATCCTCTTCTTCTGCCCAAACTTTATACATTCCCTGGCCAGATTCGAGCATCCAATCCTCATATTCGTCCATATCTTTGAGTGCCAAAACATTGAACTCGTCCGTCTTCTTGTATTTCTCGACGTATGTTTCTTTTCCATCAACTACCTGGTAAGCTTTCACTTCATCTTTATTTATTAGCTCACCGTTAGCCGTCGTCGGATATCTATTTTGAGTCACTACGTTGCTCAGATTAGGATTGAACCATCCCTCTTTGTCGTCAGCATCAGTTTTAATGATTTTACCATCAACCCACATCTTATTTCTAGTTTCCTCACCTTTAGCATTTCTGTAAATTACCGGATATTCCTTATCAACATCCCTAGAAGCAAATTTCTGCCATCTTACAGGGACATCAATAGAGAAGTTTTTGTCCGAGTAAACAAATCTCGCTTTATATCTGATGCTACCACGAGCTGCATATCCGCCTTTTTCCTGATCTACTTTAACCACCTTTACCACTTCAGCAACGACTTCCTTAGCACCTTTACACTTTTCAACAACCACTTTTACTGCTTTTGCCATGTTCCCTCCTTTTTTAGGCCTGTCGGCCATGGTTTAATTTAACTTTCAATTATATTATATCACTACTTTGTCATTTTGTAAACTTTTATTTTCACCAATTTGGGCCTCATGGATGAATTTTATGGGTGCTGGATTTAGCATTCTTTTCAACTTATGTTTCTCTTTATTCGTAAGTAAAAAGAACCCCTTATTCTTGTTGACTGAATAATTCTTATAACGATAAGCGAAATATTCATTTTTGTGATTTTCATTTAAGAACTTCCTTAATCTCTGCATCTCTACATGAGTAAACAAACCAATATACCTTTTTTTAGTTCTGCTTTTACTGATGTTAGATATAAAGAAGTTCTTCCTAAAATGTGACAGAACCTTAGTCGCTCTTTTCATTTCTCCGCAAAAAGAACTTTTAGTCTTTTCTCTTTCTATTACTTTATCTAATCTATGCTTTTGATAATATTTCCTATATGTTTCAATTCTGGCAAGTTTTTGGTTCAGTTTCCTAATTCTTTTAGATTGGCTGTTTATTCTATTCGTCAACTGTTTAAGTTTATCCATTTATCCTCCTGTTAAAAATTTTTCGTAATCGCCTCTTCCTCTAAAGTCCAGACACCTCGGACAACGTTCTTCTTTAGTTTTCTTTTTCCCACAAATTTTACATTTATTCTTCATTACCCCTCCTTTATCTCTTCACAATATAGATTAGCATCTGCCACAAGTTGTCTCAACGCTTCCAATTCATTTTCTGCTTCAATTATTTCTTCGCTAGTTTCAACTCCGTTAGCTATGTCTCCAACTCTAAATTTCATCATTTTACCTCCACGGATCTAGTTTTGGATTCGGTATGAGTTTCCAACTCTTCTCGTAACCGATTGCATCTTTAGGAAATGCGACTGATATCGCTTTATTTTTCAGAGTTTTTAGAGCCCCTTTCCAATCTTTACCTTTGATTTTCTTTTCGATAACTGAATTCGTTTTTTCATCGACGTCTGCCATATACATTACAGCATGCCTTTGCCTGTTGCAATTAGCTCTTAAGAACAAGATGAACTTTCTTTGCTTATCAGCTTGCCTTTCATCAAAATAACTCTCAATTCCGTGAGCATCAGCGATCCCGTATTTTACCATCGTATCTCATCCCCCTTTCTTTATATTTTTTCAACTCCTTTTCGTAACCAATCACCGGTTGACCTTTTTCTCCGAGTTTCATCTTTAATAGAGAAATCTTCGCGATAAAGTATCTCAGCCATAAAGATTTACTCTTTTTCAATGCCAACGAATATTCGGAGCAAATCTTAACTAATTCATCTGCTGATTTGTTCTTTAACCAATCTTCAGACAATTCTTCTATAAATTCCCAATCAAGCATTTTTCACCTCCTTTCAATATCTGATGCAATTATATCATGAATGTGCATTTTTGTAAACTAAAATTTCGTCTATTTTGATGTATGTCAATAGACTAAATATAACATAAGAGGTAATAGTTTGATGACTGATCTACAAAAACTATCTAGGATGAGACAATTAGTTTCAGAGCCTATCCCTGACACAGACTGGGTATTCAATCCAAAAGTTTCGAATAAATCAAATATCCTTCAAAGACTTAGAGAAGAAATAAGGCCTGACTGGTTGAGCAAAGAGAAGTATGAAGAACTAAAAAGATTCATTATTACTATGTTAGGTGCTCCAGCTGTGAAAGTTGAATTGACAGACGAACAGTTACAACAATCAATAAATTTAGCTTTAGAAGTTTATATAAGATATTTGGGAAGAGAAAGATATGCTTATACGGTTGCAAAATCTCATCAATCAGAATATGAGTGGCCTTCAGACTGCAAAGAAATATTCCATGTATTCTTTAGACCTGCAACTCTTTCTGCTTTGGGCAATATCAACCAAGCGATGTTTTCAGATTTTTATTTGTTAGCGACAGACCTTGCTGTAGATATTTATGAAAGTCCTGTAACGTTCTGGTGCTACTTGGCTTCAAGAGAAATGCTAGAGAAAACATACGGAGTCTGGGGAAGTTGGGAGAATATTGATTTTAGAAGGTTTAGAATTTATCCGATACCATTCAAAGACCAGATTATAGGTATATGGTATAAATCAAATGACTTAGATTTTGCAGAAGAAAAGTTCAATTTATTAAGAAAGCTTGCTCTCGCTTATGCTAAACAGATTCTTGGTAGGATTAGAAGTAAATATGCTAATATCCCAGGAAGCAATAATAACATGTTGACGCTTGATGGAACGGCACTTCTTGCGGAAGGTGCTCAGGAAGAAAAAGACATTACAACATATATAATGCAGCTGGTACCGTTAAGGTTCGAGATTTTCTAAGGAGATAAAATGTCAGATAACGCGTATGAAGAAATTCCTGGAAGTTCATATTCTAATTATCCTTCAGCAGATAATCCTTTCAGGATGTATGATCCGCAGAATCCTGCAGACGTCAACCTTGGAAAAAACCTTCAAAAAGAGCTTAACGAAATATCTTCGGCTCCTTGCACAATTTATCTCCTTCAAGATACTGAGATCGATCCTTTACTCGGAGAGACTAAATCAGCAATATACGGAAAACCAATTTATAATGTAATTGGTCATTTTAGCCCTCAAAGCGTTAAGTTTGAGTTAGCTAAATGGGGGATAGATAGCGATATTGATATGATTCTATTCTTTACTAAAGATGAGGTCATAGGTAAATGTGGAAGAGTTCTCCAACATGGAGACCTGATATTAGACATTTACAATAGGCTATTTGAAATAACAGAACAATACGACGATACTAACTTTAATTATACTTGGATTTCTCAGTATGTCTTATGCAAGCGTCATCTCGGAGATGCATCATTCCTCGCAGGAGAATATAAGAATAAGCCTGAAGGTGAGACCAATGCAGATACTCAAGCAATTAAAGATGATCAGAATAAGAACTTCTTCTCTTATTAAAAATATGCGTGAATTTATCATAGATGATTCAAAAAGTGCCAACAATATAAAAGAATCTTTAGCTAACTTCCAAAAGGAATTGTTTAAGGATTTAAGAGTATTAGGTGAACAAGTAGCAACTTCTGAAGCTGATTATATTAAGACTACCATCGAAAATACTCATAGAATGAAATATAATGTATTCGTAAAGAAAGAAAAGGACGGATGGATAATATTTCCAGATAGGTTCGATGTCGCGACTCAAGAAGAATTCGGGTTATCATTCCCTATTTGGAGAAAGCTTTACCAGGATTATAAGGTAGCTGAAAGAAAATGAGTGATATATTAAAAAAGATAGATTTTTTGTTTGAGACACCTTGGGTATCTTTAGGCAGCAAGACTATTGATTTAGAATTAGAAAAAGTTCCTCAAGATAAACAAGTAATAATCAACCATATAATAAACAAATTAGATAATATGAAGTTTTCATTTCATGACAGAATAAGATTTGTAAATCATTTGTTTCAGACTTTTCCTGTCATGATGAATAAATTGGGACTTAAAAAGAGTGACATATGGTAAGAAAACTTATTAACTATAAGAAATACTTAGTCGATTACGAGGGAGAAGGAAAAGGCGGAGCTCGCAAGATAGTTTTATTTGAAGAGGCGTTTAGGAAGTATTCTGAAGAAATGCAGAAGTGGCTTCAGGATATAGTAGTTCCAAGGAAAGATAAAACTATCCAAGTTGAGGTGTTATACGGATCTCCTCAGATTTCTACGGCTTTAAGAGCTGCTCCAAGTCAGCAAGAAAAACCTGAAGTAAATAGAGAATTTGGCCAGAAGTTAGTAGACCTAAGAGAAGACAGAACTAAAATACCGATTATAGGTTTCTATATTAGTGCTATGACTTATGACCAGTCAAGAGAGCTTCCTGGAGAGATATTTTATAAAGGTCAATATGTCGATGATTCTAAGAAAGATATTATAATGCTGAATAAAGAGATTCCTTTTGTTCTTCAATACACCTTATCAATATGGACTAAATCTAAGTCTGACATGTTTTATATCCACCAACAGTTATTGAATAGATTTAATCCTAACATTGTCTTCTATATTGACAAGCAAGAAATACCTTGTAGGTTAGATTCGATTGTAGACACAAGTGCTTTAGAGGTTAGGGATGGAGCATACCAATTAGTAAGAAATGATGTAGTTTTGACTTTAGATGCTTGGATAAAAAGGAATGCTGCGTCTGTAAGGACTGTTCAAAGGGACAAAATCGCCTACCACGAGATGGTAGTTACAGATGACGGAAGAGTAATTTCTGGAGAACAATGGCTGGTTACAGAGGCAACATAAGTTAAAAAAAATTAAAAATATGCAATATATTATATAAGGAGAATTAAAATGTCAAAGGTTAAAGTAATGAATCAAAGCTTACAGGTGATAAATATATTGGTTAAAGAGACAAAGGATAATTCAAGTGTTCAGCTTCTTCCTAAACAAGAAATAATAATTGACAAGTCTCAACTTACAGAACAGATAAAAAGATTAAGCGATCTTAGTATAGTATCGATTACCCCGTTCGTTGAAACGATAACTATTTAATCCCGGGAATCTTATACCCGCAGGCCCATATATTAAAGTATATGGGCCTTTTGCTTTTTAACTAAATAAAACATAGAGAACATAAACGCATAATCATGAGTTAGATAGAGGGCCTCCTAAAATATCTCTATTAAAAATGTGATAAAAATTTAAATATTATACCTTAGGAGGTATTAAAATATGGGCGTGTATTTGTCCCCGGGTGTATATACCCGTGAAATTGATGTATCGTTATACCCTGCAGCAGTTTCCACAACCATCTGTGCGATGGTAGGAACTGCGATAAAGGGCCCAGTCAATAGTCCAAGATATATTAGTAATCCTCAACAGTTCTTGGATACTTTTGGCGATCCAACCCCGATAAGCTACCTAGGTTACGCAGCTTTAGCTTATTTAGAGAAAGGAAATCAACTTTATATTACAAGAGTCGGAACCAAATTAGGTCCTGATGCTTTAGCAGACGCTACAAGAGCAGTAGTTTCAGGTTCATTTTCATCTTGTCAGGCTGCGTTAGCAGGTCCTTACACTTTCTTGAGTGAAAGTTTTGATATTATTGCTAATGGCAATGCTCTTCAAACAGTTTTTGTTTCTAATTCTGCAAAATCAGCTACAGAATTAGCAGCAGAAATCAATACTCAAGCAAAAGGTTTTTATGCTGAACTTGCTGCCGGAACTGTTAAGTTAAGTTCTACAGCGCATGGTGATTTATCACTATTGGAAGTTTCTAGGTTAAATAACACAGTATTCAGTTTTCCGAATATAACTGCAGCGACAGTAACTGGATCAGCTGACGGTCCTTTCAATATCACTGCTTCTAACAGATACTTATATCTCAAGATAAATGGATCAACAGAAGTTACAGTAGCACTTACTACAGGAGCCACTCAAGCAGCGTTGGACGTAGTTAATGATATAAATACAGCGTTAGCTAGCGTTGAAGCTATTGCTAGTGTGTCTGGCGTTACCAAAGTAAGAGTAGCGACAAAAGAGTCAGGCTCAGGAGTTTCTGTGGAGTTTATGTCAATTTCTGATTCCGCATACACAACATTAGGATTCTCAGTCGGAAGTACGACAGGGACTTCTACAATTCCTGCTGGAGCTGACACAGTAAATACAGTTCTCAACTTCTCAGCTATTAACGAAGGAACTTGGGGCAATGATTTGACATTAGGATTGTCGAATAGAAGTGATGATACTTTCGACGTTTTAGTATATTATCAAGGTGTTCAGGTAGAAGCATTCAGGATGTTAAAGCGTGGTTCTGCTGAAGTTGCTGATGATAATTATATTGAAAAAATCATAGGAACATCAACAACAGCTGGTCAATCTCAATTTATTACTGTTGCTGACGTTGTGGCACAAACAGGCCAACCTCATGATGTTAATCCTGGAACAACTGCTAGTTTATTTTCAGGCGGTAAGAATGGTATAACTGGAATAGCAGACGCAGATTATATTGGAGTTCCTTGGGATCCTACAACTGATAAGCCGACAGGTCTTCAAACTTTTGCAGATGCTGAAAGAATTAGCATTAACATAGTTTGTATTCCTGGAGTTTCTTCAACAGCAACAATTAACCAAATGTTACAACTTTGCACAACAAGAGCCGACTGTATGGCCATCATCGATCCTCCTTTTGGTCTTAGACCTCAAGAAGTTGTCGATTGGCACAATGGTATAGGTTCTGGAAATACCGCAGCATTCAATTCAAGCTACGGAGCTCTTTATTATGATTGGTTAAGGATATACGATGTATATAACAGACAGGAAGTTTATGTTCCGCCGTCAGGTTATATTGCAGGCGTATACGCTCTTAACGATTTCGTTTCTGAGCCTTGGTTCGCTCCGGCTGGTTTAAATAGAGGTAGGATTTTATCAGCGATTGGAGTCAGATATTCTCCTACTCTTGGAGAAAGGAACCTTCTTTACGGGAACAGTAACGCAATCAACCCGATAGTAAACTTTGTTCAGGACGGTATTACAGTCTGGGGACAGAGAACGTTACAGAGGATGCCTTCTGCTTTGGATAGGGTAAACGTTCGTAGGTTGCTACTCTATTTAAGGAAGGTTGCTGCTAATTTCAGCAAATACTTCGTATTCGAGCCAAATGATCCAGTTACATGGAGAAGGGTGAGATTCAGCTTTGAACCGTTGCTTTCAGACGTCCAGAGCCGTAGAGGTATCATTGATTACAAGGTTATCTGCGATGAGACAATTAACACTCCTGCACGCGTGGATCGTAATGAATTGTGGGTTAGGATTCTTATCAAGCCTACAAAAGCGGCAGAATTTATCCAGATCGACTTTGTCATCTTGCCTCAGGGTGCTTCACTTGAGTCAGAAATACTGATATAATAAGTAACTCATGAAAAAAAGGGCTAATCTAAAAAATTAGCCCCTTTTTTTGCTATTTATATATAATAATGCTGGAGTAACTCAGTTGGTAGAGTGCCTGTTTTGTAAACAGGTTGTCGGGGGTTCAAATCCTCTCTCCAGCTTAAATTTGGCAAGACGGACAAGGCTACCGACGTCGGTGGCCCGTAATCTTGTGATAACTGAAAGTAGACAAGTAAATCGGGGTGGGAAGCGAGTGGTCTTGCCATAAAATTATGAAAGTATTTATACTCGAAGACAGCGATTCTAGGATAGAGTGGTTTAAACAGCATTTCCCTAATGCTGACATCGCTAAAACTGCGAAAGAAGCTTACATTTATCTTGAAAATGAATACGATTTAATTTTTTTGGACCATGATCTAGGCGGAGAGATATTAGTCGATTCTAACAAAGATAATACAGGTTATCAAGTCGCTAAATTCATTTCAAACAGCATCAATAAAAATACAGAAACAATTATCCACACGTTGAATCCTTGTGGAGCCCAGAACATGAAAAATGCTCTTCCTCATGCCAGATATATTCCGTATATTATGTTAAAATTTTAATAATTTGCAATTTATTATAATAAGGAGATAAAAATGATGAAAATATTGGTCAGCAAAGGAAACAAACCTGAAGACTCACGAATGATAATAACTAAACCATTAACTGAGAAGGATATAAGTGAAAGGAAGATATTAAGTAAATATAAAAAGATATTCAGACAAAAAGATCTTCCTATGACGCAAACATGCATGTGCTGGGGGTTAGATATAGGTTACGGTTGGCATCCGCTAGTGGATATGTTATGCGGTTGTATTCAATCATATATCGATCATAATAAGAAGTATGATCCTAAAATAAATCAAGTGGAAGCTGTGCAAGTTAAAGAAAAGTTTGGAGGGTTAAGGTTCTATACTAATGGTGAGTGCGAAAGGATTGATGGTATGATATGGTTAGCTGAATACATGAGCAATTATATCTGTGAGAGTTGCGGTACGACGAAAAATGTTACCCAAAATAACAAAGGTTGGATTCTTACTCTTTGCGATGAGTGTAGAAATAAAAAACATGAAACTTTGAAAAAAGAATTACAAGATATAGATTTTAATAAAGACTTGCAAGGTAAAGATTTGAAGAAAAGAGGAAAGAAAAAATGAAGTGGTCTGCCAAAATAGATAATATTGATAATGGTTTTTTAATAACCTACGTTGATGGAGACGGAACGAGGGTATGCGCTTATGAAGAAAAGATTGATGCTTGTACCTATGAAGAAGATTCATCACACATAGTAGAAATGTTTTACGATATTTTAGATTTTTTCGGTAAGTCAGGTTCTAAACACGACAAGAAAAGGATAAAGATAACTTATGAAAAACAAAATGATTAAAATAACCACTTTGCCAGGAAATTTTCAGATATATGTAAAAAAGCCTGTTTCAGTTAAAGCTGTTCAGATTGATAGACCATTTGAGGTAGAAACATTAGAGGGAACATTTAAAGCTAAAGCAGGAGATTATCTTGTAGAAGGGGTCAGAGGAGAACTTTATTCTTGTAAAAAAGAAATATTTGAAGAAACTTATGATCTTACAGATGATATGTTGCCGATAACTAATAAGATTAAGAATATAATCGCTGAAGCGTGCGGAAGAAAAGTCAGCGAAATTAGGCTAATAGACAATTTCAATAACGATTTGGATTGCGACGATTTAGATATGGTAGAACTGATCATGGAATTAGAAGAAGAATTCGGGATGACAATTCCCGATAGTATTCTCGATAACGTTAAAAACGTCGGACAACTAATCAATTATGTAGAGAACAATAAATGATGGATGAACATAAGTGGTTGATGGTAAAGATAACAGGGATACTTATTTTCTTTGCTTTAACTCTTATACTCGCAGTCGATGGGCGTTCAAGAAAGAGAAATGAGCAGGAGTATGATAGATCTATATACGTAGTATTGTCAAAACAGAATGAGCTGATAGAAAGACAAAATGTACTTTTAAAGAGTATGTACGAAGCCAGAAAGGAATGCAATTGCGAAAAACAATAATTGAAAATATAGAAAAAATAAGAGAAAGGCATAAAAAAGAAATAGATACCTTGCAATCTAATTGTAAACATAAGAAGATAAGTAAATGGATGGAATATCAGTGGGCTCCTGGACATTTTGGCTATCCAGTTAAGGTGTGTGAGTTTTGTGGTAAGATAGTAAAGACTAAATCACTCGTTTTTGAAAGCGTAAAGGAGATAAAATGAAGATTATAGTTACAGGCGGAGCTGGTTTTGCTGGACACCATTTAGTAGAACACGTTATCAAAAATACAGATTGGGAGATAGTAGTATTAGACAAACTTACTTATGCTTCTAATGGATTTGATAGATTAAGAGATATAAATTGTTTTGATGAAAAAAGGGTATCTATATTAACTACAGACTTTACCAACAAGATCCCGGAAGGAATAGTCAAGGAAGTAGGTAACGTTGATTATATCGTTCATATGGGAGCAGAAACTCATGTTGATAGGTCTATAGAAGATCCTGCACCTTTTGTTATGAGTAACGTTGTAGGAACGATGCACATGCTCGATTTTGCTGTTAGGATAGGTGCAGGATTGAAGAAGTTTATATATTTTTCTACTGACGAAGTGTTTGGTCCTGCTCCTGAAGGAGTTAATTATAAAGAGTGGGATAGATATAACTGCACTAACCCTTATGCCGCCTCAAAGGCTGGAGGAGAACAGTTAGCTCTATCTTACGCAAATTGCTACAAACTTCCTATCATGATTACTAACACTATGAACATATTTGGAGAAAGACAACATCCAGAAAAATTCATTCCAGGAACGATAAGAAAAGTTTTAAAAGGTGAAACAGTAATAATCCATTCTAATGCAGATAAAACTAAACCAGGATCAAGATTTTATATTCATGCAAGGAACGTAGCCTCTGGGGTATTGTTCGTTTTAGATAAAGGTGAGTTTAGGCAGAGATATAATATAGTTGGAGAGAAAGAGGTTGACAACCTTCAGTTAGCTCAGATGATAGCAATGGTTGTTGGTAAAGAACTTAAGTATGAATTAGTAGACTTCCATAGCAGCAGACCGGGGCACGACCTGCGATATGCTTTGGATGGAAATAAAATGAAACATATCGGATGGTGCCCCGGAATGGCTTTTGAACAATCACTTGAAAAAACTGTTAAGTGGACCTTAGAGAACGATAAATGGCTCCAGGTATAGAAGTCATAAACGATGGCGATCCTGAACTTGAACTTTTTTCCTGTTTTACAACTCGTTTATGTTCATGAGTTTGTGGAACCAATATCCCTAATTCGTTTCTTATCCTTACATCAATTTTGTTAAGTTCTTTTTCTATATGAGCATACTTATTATGTTTAGGAGAACCGCTTCCATGAACACGATAAGCTTCGTCGAGTAATTTGAAGTTTTCTTCATATAACTTCGAGTTTTTTGTTAAGTCGTTAACTGTATACTTTTTCTTTTTTACGCTCACTCTTCTCACATCCTTTCCTTAAAACCATTCTATCTATGGCTTTTTCTACTTCTTGAGATAGTTTCCAGTTTTCCAATACAAACGGAACAGTTACGTTACTTTCTTTTCCATCTGCGAACTCAACTACCAGACACCATCCGTATCTAACCATTTATATCACCCCCTCTCATTGGCAATTATAACACACTTATCGACTATTGTAAACTTTTATTTTAACATTTTTAGACGTAAGGAATATTACTAAATAGTATATAGCTGGGATAAACAAGCCCATTTATATAGATTATGTAAAAATTTTAAAGAGGAGATTAAAATATGGCCACTTCAAATCTAGGTTTTAGAGCAAATAACCAAACGCTAGGTAATTATAAATTCGAGCCACTGAGAAAGTTCAGATGGGAACTCGATATATTCAGCTTAGCAGGCTTTGACAAAGTAAAGTTATCTTTACTTACCTGTTCAAGACCAAACGTTTCTAGCGATTTAACGACAGTTGAGCATTTCAATGACAGATTCTACATTGCTGGTAAGACAATATATGAACCGATTACATTTAGGTGCTATGACACAATTCCTGACAGTGATATTGGTTTATATACTTCTCAGATGCTCGAGCAGTGGAGAGATGTTATATTCAATCCTAGAACAAACTTAATGTTTCCAGCTGGCGGAACTACAGGATATAAGAGAGACGGAACCCTGACGATGTATGACGGCTTAGGAAATGAGCAGGTTTCATGGACCTTAATAGGTCTATGGCCGATAACCTTCAACTTGAACGATTTAGACTATGGATCATCCGATCCCGCGATGATCGATGTTACGATGAGAATTGACAAAGCTTTCTTAAATCCGACAGCTTAAAAAAACAATGAGAGATTTGAGGGCAATCACTGCCTATGCGGGGGTTGCCCAAATCTCTGGAGATAAAAATTATACAAAGGAGAATTAAAATGGATCAAAAACAAGAAGCTACCCCCGCAGCAAACACACTTCAATCAAATTACGAACCGGTTCTTCTCCCATCCAAGGGTTTTCTGTATCCTTCAAATTGGACGACGAAAGGTAAGATTAATGTCCGTCCTATGACTATTAAAGAAGAGAAAATTCTAAACACGGTAAGACTAGCTAAAACTGGAAAAGCTCTAGACATGATTTTTAGGGCTTGTATTGACAACCCGAATAATTTTGATGTCTCAGATTTATTATCTGGAGACAGAAGCTTTTTATTATATCATTTAAGATGTATCTCTTACGGTGCAGCTTATGAGTATAAAATAAACTGCCAGAATTGTAACGCTCAATTTGAGAACGTTTACAATCTGAATGATATAGTAGTCAAGTATCTTCCAGACAATTTTAAAGAGCCGATCGAGTTTACTTTACCTATTTCTAAAAAGAAAGTTTCGTATAGGTTGATGAGAGGTAAAGATGAGATTGATCTTATCGAAGAGAGAGAAAGAAGGATAGCTAATTTTGGTGCTGATCAGTTAGATAATACAATATCTACAAGATTAAGTATGACAATTAGCGCTGTAGATAATATTGTTGATGAAGTTGAGATAGTTAAATTTGTTGACAGTATGATTGCCGGAGACGCATCAGCTCTAAGGAACAGTATGATTGAGAAGGATTGCGGAATTGATACTACTACTCAGCATATTTGTCCGAAGTGTTCTTCAGAATTCCAGGCTGATATACCTCTTACTGTAGACTTTTTTCGTTACAGCTCCAGAAGCTGAATTTGATTCAACTTATAATAACTTACTGGAGCAACAATTCGTCCTTCATAAATACGGCAACTATTCTTGGTTAGACGTCGAGAGCATGCCGACAGATGAGAGACTAAATATTCTTAAGAGACTTGATAAAGCCTTAGAAGAAGAAAAAAGAAGAATATCAGAATACAAAATGTGATATAGAAATAAACTAAATATATTAAAAGATATATTAGAGAGGTATATTAAATGGCTATTTATGAACGCTTCAACGCACGTGTGGATAATTACGCTAGATTAAGACGTAATTTCTTCAACGACGGGATATTATTTGATCCCTTTAAAATTGATAAGATAGAAATTTGGAAAACTAGATACGATCCTGAATATGAGGCTGAGAATCCAGGAAGTTTGTTAATGGATACTCTTTACGGTTCAAGATTAGTATTGGGAGCATTAAGTAACAATGCTTACAATATTTTAGGATTAGAATCTGGCCAATCTACTCCTGACATTGTAACGACGTCAGAATTTGAATTGGATTTTACGTCTGTCACGAGTGTTACAGTTCCTCATAATCTAGGTGACAGATATCCTATAGTAACAGTTTACGATAATTTAGGAGTTGTTTTAATTCCTGACACGATAACTTCAGTAGATGCTAATACAGTTACTGTGACATTTGTGATTCCTCAATCAGGAACAATTGACGTGTTAGGTGCTACTTCTGTCGGATCTGGGATTCCAGTTTCAACTGTAAAAAAATATCAACAATCATTCGTAGACCAAATTCAAGTAACTGTAAACCATAATCTTAATGATGATATGCCAAATGTCGTTATTTATGATGGCAGCTATAATCAAATCTTCCCGGATTCGATTCAATCTTTAGGAGCTAATAGCTTAGTAATTAATTTTGGTATTGCTCAGTCAGGGACGATTATAATAGTCGGAGGTAATGCTGGATACGCTGTTGCAGGATTTGGAGCTCAAGCTGAAGTTATAGGAACAGTAGCAGAACCTTTTTACATTTTTGTCGGTCAAAATGATAGGTTATTAATTTCAGTAGACGGCGGTGCTGATCAGTCTATTACTTTACCTCAGAAGTGTTATGTAACTGCTACAGACATCGTTGCGACGATAAATGCTACATTGACGGACGCTTATGCTGAAGTTTATGATACGAATAAAGTAAGATTGGTATCTAATTCTTACGGAATGAGCGCTTCTATAGAATTAAAAACTGTTATAAATGCTGCTTATGCCACGATAGGTTGGACGGTAGGGGTATATAACGGGCTTGGTTATCCTCCTGCACAAACCATTGGGACAAGATCAGGAACTTTTACGATCACAGATACTACAAAATGGTTAAAATTATCTTTTGACGGTGGAGCAGATTTTGATATTGATCTTTTAGAAGGTGACACAGTAGAAAAGCTTCTTACCGCTAATCAAATAGCCGCTATAATTAACTCTGCTACAGATCCTGACATAAGAGCTTCAGTTGATGCGAATAGATATATTCAATTAGATGCTGTAACTTCTGTAGAGATAAAAGCTGTTGCTGACAATGCATATACAGAATTAGGATTCGTTATAGGGCTGTACGGTCCTTCTTATACTGGTTCGTCACAAGAGTATTATACAATCGACTCAACTAACTTCAGAATGAGAATCACCAATAACTATCAACCGTGGGTAGATGTAAATCTATCTTTCGGCAATCTGACAATTTTTGATATAGTATCTGAAATAAATGCTGTATTAGTCACAAACGGAATAGACGCAATTGCGGAAGTATCGACTGGGACTCAAGGCGGAAAGCTTATATTACGTTCATTGAAAAATGATGGAATTAAAAGATTAGGCGTAGGTCAATATTATGTCGACTATCTAGTTCCTACAACTTTTGTAGAAGATGGAGTATTTCTCAAGAGATTTTTAGATGTTTGGTATTACGCTCCTATCCAGCTTTGGGATAGTGATATTGCCGATGACACTGACGCTTTTATAGTTTACGCTGATAATTATTTTCTTGATTCAGGTTTCAGCAATTATGATTTTGCTTTTACTTTAATGAGAGATTTATATTATAAGGGAGAAATTAGGTATCTTATCACTAAAGTCACAGCTCTCCCTAAGTATAGCACTCCTATTATAAATGATTGGATTATGCCGTTGGCTAATGCTCAGTATAGAATTTACACAGACGAAAATACCTTGATTCAAGATTGGCTTAATACAGATGTAAATTCTGGAACAGAAATTAGGATTCAATTTGATACTACTAATCCAACTTATAGAGAAGGATTATATAATCTTCAATTAAAGATCAATTTACCTAACGGAGAGATTGTTTTATCTAATCGTCTTAAGTTTAGGGTTACTGCAAAGTAATTGGATATAAAAATTTTATTTATAGGGAATAAAAATGGGTATACCTTCCACATCTAATTTGATGCCTGTTATCCACATCATTCCGGTAAATCAAGCTACTAATCAATTTGTTACTGTTGCCGAAATAAAACGTAAACTTAAAGATGCTAAATTTGACGTGAACATCGTTTCTAGCGTTAGAGGAAACCTGAACGTCGTCGGTGACCCTAATGAATATTATGATCTTGGTTCAACTTTCAATTTTGTAAGATTTAATAAGGTGATAGAGGGTTCTACTTGGAAGGTAACTCTAGAATTTGTAGATCCAACATTCTGGCAATTTGAGAAGGTCCTTGCAGCGATAAATAGAGAAGCGTATAGTTCTTCTATATGCAATATTAAATTCAGAATACAAATTGGATGGAAGGCTAGCGGGATTAGAAATAAGAGTGTAGTTTATCCGTTGCAAAGAGATGCTTCTTTACGTGCTGGAAAAAGCCTTCATTTAATAAATCATGAATTAGTAGCAGAACCTTTTTATGTGACAGTAGTAAGGACTAACTACGCGATTCAAAATACCGGGATTAGATATACTATGGAATGTGCTCCGATATCCCATACTGGTGAGCAGTTATATTCTCAATCTGATCAAGTTCAAGAAGATTCTCAGAATTTATCTTACTTTACATTATTTTATTATCTAGCTTCTCAAATGAATATATTGATTTATTTTGATGAAAGCGTTAATTTTGACCAGTTAGTAAATGGTCCTCATAAGTGGGCGTTTGAAAATAAAATGAATGTTGATAACATGAGAAGACTATTAGACACGGTAAATAAAGGTGACGAAAAATCAGATAAAGAAACCATGCGTCAGCTCCAAGCTACAATTTCTGGAAAAAGGGAAGACGCGTTAAATGCTATGAAGCAGATGTTAAATACTGCGTCTAAAATGATTGGCGCAAAAGAACAGCAGAAACAGTTACTTAGAGAAAGGTTACCTGATATCGGGAAAAAAATAGTTTCTAAAACACTTGGCCCTAATTGGTTGACATCATTAGTGGCTGCCGTTGGAGCAGTTTTTAATCCTATCGGGACAGCAGTAATGGGCGAAATTACTACTGTAAACACTATAAAGGAAGAGTATAATAATTTTATAGATGATCAATATAATAAGGAAGGACCTGTCGCAAAGCTTCCAGAAAATGAGAGACAGAAGGCTTTAAAATACATACAGCCTTTATTGGACCATTATAGAAAGATGTCAAATTATCAATCTCAAGATTGGAAAACTTATATAATTTCAGAGATTCCTTCTATGATGCAGGATTCTGATGAAGATACGGTAGTTTATAAATCAGATTCTACTTTTGACATGAGTGGAGTTAGAGCGAAAAAATTTCTTGGAATGTATGCTCACTTTGCTCAAGATCTGCATAAACAAGAAGGAGATGAAAAATTAGGAATTGATTCTTCTGTCGGAATGATAACTTCTACGAATGTAAGTATAGATGAATCTTTCGCTTTTATGAATCAACAAAAAATGTATTCTGCGATTCAAGAAAGAACAGGCATGATTATAGATAATAGCTGTAATTTATTGCAGAAAAGTCAAAGCTTTTTAGGAAACTTCGCTAAAAGTTTCGTCAGTGAAAAAGATAGAGTATCAAACTCGATTAAACAATTTATTGGGAATAGAAATCCGCAAGATCTTGACAATCCAGTAATAAGACAAGAGTTATATAGGAATCTTAACAGACCAAATTTAGCTCCTGGTCTTCTTCCTTTAGCAGGAGCAGACGTAATCACTGACGAATTAGTTAATGAACAGACAGTTGCTAACAATCTTGCTAAGGTGATGGATCTTCCAGAAGGTAAAAACTACACTTTTGATGAGATAACTGTGAATAATGACGTTATTAAAGAATTAGAAGAAGATAATTATTTTAAAAAATCTACTGTTATAAGAGATTTTAATAAATTTTATGAAAAGAAAGGAAGAGAATGGACGACAGGAAGTTTGAATCCTGAAGATAAAAGAGTAAAAAAGATTATACAAGTTGCAAGATACCAAGGGCTAGTTGAATTGAAATATGAACAACAAAGAAACGCATCATTAAACATAATTTATAATCATGAAGGTATTTTGACTACTATCAAAACTATAGGAGATATAGGAATAACCCCAGACCTGCAGGGAAGAGCGATAGCGTACGTGAAGTTTTATAATCAAGCTGGGAGTCTTAATGAATGGCTTACAGGATTTTATATTTTATTAGGAATTACTCATGATATCAGTTCTACAGGAATTTTTTATACGGAGCTAAGTTTAAGAGGATTATCTATGAAAGTAATTCCTCGATCTCTATATAACGACAAATTAGATTTTGAAGCAGCGAAGATCCAATCAGTTACCGGAGTCATTCCAGAATTTCCGACAGGAAGAACAGGATTCGAAAGCGGTCAGACCACAAGCGTTACAGATACTTTTATTTCTGCGACTATGGGAAATGTTGGTCAAAACATTCCTATTGAGCAAGGACAATAAATATGGCAGATAAAACTTCATTATCAGATCATTCTCTTAAGCTTCAGATATTAATTAAAGAAGCTTCTCCTATGATTATTGATAAATTCAGAAACGAATTTAAAAAATTATCAGGAGCTGTAGAGTTAGTTTCCAAGGCTACTAAGGATTTCGGAAGTATAGCCAAGCTTATAGGAACGAATATTCTTGTTGCCTTAGCTGGAGCAATTGTTATCGCTTCTAAAGAGATAATCTGGATGGATGATAAAGTTGCTAGAATGGGTATACAATTCGGAATGTCATTTAAGCAGATAAAAGAATTTAATGCCGGACTTTATTCTACTAGTTTAAAAGCAGGCGTCGTAGCTGACCAACTTGCTGTCGTAGCACAAAATTTAATAGAATCTAATTTTAAAGGAAGTACGAATGATCTTTTAGAACTATCGGCAACCGTTTACAAGTTTTCAGAAGTGACAGGAGTTTCCATATCAGAGACTGCAGACTTTGCTGGAGAACTTGCAAAGTTAGGAATAAACTCTAACTTATTATTAAAAGGATTAGGAAATCTAAGAGCATCATTACAATTATCTACAAAAGAATTTAAAACTGTAATCGAAGTTACAAAACTTGCTACTGAATCATTATACGCCTACGGGACTGCTACTAGAAAAATTTCTGATAAAGAGATGGCAGCATTCGGGAAATCAGCCGGACAGATGGCAGCAATGTTACAGAGTATAGGTCTATCTGCAGAATCGACAACTAAAATAATGCAAGGATTAGTTGATCCTATGGAGTGGTTAAATAACCCTTTATTAATGACGATGTTAGGATCAAATTTTCAAGATACCTTAACCGCGGCACAAGGACTTGGAAATCCTTTAGAAAATAATGTAGAACTTATTATAAAAATGAGCGACAAAATTAAAGAGATGCAACGGTCTACTGGATTAGGATTCGGTTTTATCGCCAAGCAGATGGGACTTCCAGCAGCCCAACTTGCTAGACTTGCTAATTTGTCAGAAGAAGACAAATTGAGAATGATGGAACAAAGTAAGATGACTACAGAATTAAACGACATATGGGAGAACATGGGAGAAGCTGTGACACACTTCCAAAGAGCTGCTCAGAGATCATTTTCAGCATTCATGGCGGTAATGAAGCCAGTAATAAACGTTTTATCTCAAACATTAGAAATTTTTTCATTTATAGTTGATAAGTTGGCCCAAGGAACAAAGTGGATAAGCCAATGGGGAAGTCTTGGAGAAGTTATTACAAAAATTATCGGAGTTACAGTTATCGCCGGTTTGGTCGCTTTAGCAGGAGCGATGTGGGAAATGTCTAGAAAGACAAGACAGGCGATCATGGGTTTTATAGAATTAGGAGCCGGAATAAATAAAGTTGCTGCTGGTTCTTCTCAAGGAACGCTAACGATAGAAATGATGGCGGCAGCTATCGCTAATTTAGGAGTTCAAGCGTCAGTAACAAGCCAAAAGATGCAACAGCTTAATATGGCAACATCACCAATTCTAGGGCCAAGAGGCCAACCTCTCCCAGCTTCAGCAACATCTAAAACTAATCCAGCAGGATCAGCAGCGATGGCTAGTTGGTCGACGATGTTCTCTTCTAAGCAGATGCCAATTACAGAAGAATTAGTAAAAAATAAATCTAAATGGTTGGGTGCTGGGCAAGAAGCTGGAAAATCTTTTTGGGGATCATTTGGGAAGGTTTTCGGAGTTATGATGGCAGCAACAACAGTTGTAGGAATGTTCCAGAGAAAGAGATTTACAGTAAATGATGTCGCAACGTTACTTATGTCTATTGGGCCTTTCTTAGGGCCGTATGGTTTAGCAGCAGCAGGAATAGGAGCATTATTAGCTGGAGCAGGAGCGCTGTTCGGTTTTGGTGATATGTCAATTTTCGGATCTAATGTCGGATCAGCGATAAAAGGTAAAATGGCTGCTCAGAATGCATCTGCCCAAACTCATGGTTCAGGAAATAGATATAATATCGATCCAATTAAGGATAAAGAACAGTATATGTCTATGCTTGAAAGAGAAAGAGCGATGATAATAGCATATAAACAAGAACAATTGCTTGGAGAAATTGCTAAAAATGCCCATGATACAAAAGTAGCGGTAAAAGATGTTGATGGATCAATTAAAAAAGGTGAAGTAAGAAAATCAAATAATGATTTTGTAAGTAGCGTAAAAGAAACTAATCGGAATATTAGGCGGGAATAAATTATGTCGCAAAATGAAAGTTGGAATGAATTAAGTTCAATAGCAAAAGCAGTGATGCCGAGAACCGCCATATCAGATAATATATTTAGTCTTACGATAGAGTATTTTGGAGGGGCTATAGAGAAAGTTAGTTTCCAACTTCCTCCTGAGTCTATTACAGAAAGTAAGGGATCTAATTTCGCTTCTGATAGTGTATTAGGCAGATTTGAGCCAATAAGGATGTATACTAATTCAGAAGCAACTAAAATAAACTTCTCAGTCAATTATTACTGGCTAGAAGATTCATTTTTAAACTCTATAGGTTCTTGGCCAGGAATAAAGGATCAGATCAACAAATTAAGAGCAATAATGTATCCGTACGACAGCGGAAGATCTTCAATAGTTGCTGGTGCCGGTCCTATTACTTCTCCTGGTAATGTTGGTGCTCAAGCTGCAACAGATACTGCGGCGCAGGAAGAAGAGTTTAATAATTTCTGGAATTTAAATGCCTTTAATCAATTTGTCGGTAAATCTTCTCCTCCGCCTATAGTCAGACTTTGGTACGGAGATTTATACAGAGGGACTCCTTGTATTCTGACGAATATATCAATTGAATATAAGGGTCCTTGGAACGATGCTAGTTTTGCTTCATTTGCTAGAAGGATGGCAGCGTCAACAACCGCTAGATATAGTAATGGTTTAGCTCAAACTGTAAAAAATTTAGATCAGATAATTTCTCCTATTACAAATATTGTTAACTATATTCCTCCAGATTTTACCACTAAATCTAATCTTGTTAATAATTTAATTGGAGCTTTAAGATCAGATAAACTGTTTCCATTTTGCACGACAGTAAATGTTACACTAGAATCAAATTACCCGTTTGGAACTCAAATGACTTATGGAGATGTTCGTTCTTTTGGAGCGTGGGCTAAGAGCGGGTTATCAAAGATAATTGAAAATGTTCCAATAGTCGGGAAGATGCTGGGGTAAAAATATGAACTCAAATTTAGATTACTACGATAATTCTTCTAGATATTTTAAAAACATTGAAATTACTAAGATAAATGTAGAAAACGTGAACAAGGCTTTTCCTCTGATGCTTGACAATATAAAGTTCACTAATGAAGATATAAGATTCTTTTATATAGTAGACCAGAACGAAGAAGGAAGAATTGATTTAATATCGAACAAAGTATACGGTAATACAAAGCTATGGTGGGCAATCGCATTAGCAAATTTGATAGAAGATTTAATGATTAGTCCAAAAGCAGGAGATATATTAAAAATTCCTTCTTTAACAGCGCTAGAGAGATATATTTAATGAGGATAAATCACGAAAAAGCTACTTTTGATACTACGATAGGGACAGCGGTTAACAAGGAGTACGATTTAAATAGAGATAGTTTCCTTAAATCGTATAATATCCATCCTGCTAAAGTCGTGACTTTAAAAGATCCTTATAGATCTGGGAATATAGGAATAAGAATAGCAGGAGTCCATGAAGATGGAGTAACCAACAGGCCTCAAGACGTTTTATTTGCTCCGATGCTTATGCCTTTTGGAGGAGGAGATAATTACGGCTTTTTTGCTATGCCTCCAATAGGATCAGACGTCATGGTAGCTTTTATAGATGGTGATCTTAAGAATCCAATTATTCTCGGTGCATGGCAATCTAGGAAGATGATTAAGAAAAATATGACTTCTCAAGATGAAGTCAGTTCTACTTTAAATTCCTCTAAAGCTAGAGCGATGCAGAGTGTTTCTTCTCCTAATAATTTAGGTTCAGTTTCTACTAATTCTAATCCTGTCGAAAATCTTGCAACAAACATAAAATCTTATGTCGGCGGGATGCAGAATATGGCGATAGGTAAATTATCTTCCAACGCGTTAAGTATGGTAAGCAATTTCGTAAAGGGTGGAGAATTTACAAGTCAATTATCTGGCATACTTACCCCGAACCCTGACGGAAGCATTCCTGGCATTCCTAAAGGATTATCTACTGCTTTCAGTGATATGATGAATGGTAAAATTGGTCAGGTTCCAGGGTTCAGTGATACGATCCAAGGGTTAAACATTAATTTAGATAGTCAATTTGGAACAGTTCTAACAGATTTGACTAACACGCTAGGAACAGTAGCACAAACTTCTGTTAATACAATAACAGCTAAGATAGCTCAAGGAACTGCTCAAGCTAACATTTTATTGGATAAGCTTAACATCCAGGACACCCTAGCGACTGCATTAAAGACTAACGTTATGGATATGATGACTGGCGCTCCTGGCCTTTTACAAAAGGGATTAAACAATTTAAAATCTAATTTGTTATCAGGAGCAATTAGTCCAGCAATTTCCGCTACTTTGAATCAAGTTAATTCAATTAGTCCTCAGCTTGGAAGCGCGATTGCAAGTAAAATAACTTCTTCAATTAACAGCAGTTTAAGTCAAGCAACTTCATTAAACTCTTTGAATTCTACTTTAGATAATGTATTAAAGCAAGTTAAGTTTGCTGATAAAGCGATAGCCGGCGGAATTAATATAACTGATGCGATTAAAGCTGTAGATAAGGGATCTGTAGAATATGAATTGGCGAAGGATGATGAACAGTCAGTAAGTTATATATTTGGGCCACAATGCCCTTTACCTTATAGAAATCAACTTCCTTCAAGAAACTTAGAAGAATTAGGAGAAAATTTCTCGCAAGGAGTAGTCGACAACGATAAACAAGAAATAGATAGTTGTTATTTATCTACTGATAAAAAAGATGAAAACAACGGCAAATATATTACTCCTGAGCCTGTAGTTTATATGTGGAAATCTCCAGAAGGAAGCTCGATAGAAATAGATGATACTGGCTACGCTAATGAAAATTCGGATGCCAAAGGATTAGATAACAGAGGAGTAAGATTAACTACTAAAAAAGGTGCTTTGTTACATCTAATAGACGAAAAGAATTATGAAGGTATCCTTCTTAGAGACAAGAACAATAATTACATATGGATAGATAGCGTCACTAATACAATTCATATGTATGCTCAAAATGGAGTAAGTGAAGAAACTGTAGCAGACAGAAATTTTAATTGTTTGAACAAGAGGCAAATGATATCAGGAGATAAGGTCCAGGTAATTAAAAAGGACAAGAAGGATACGATTAGCGGAAACCACAATAACAACATTAATCAGAACCTTATAGAAAATATTGGCGGAGCTTGGTCTATTGTAGTTCATGGTAACGCTAATATATATTCTAATAAAGATGTAAGTGTTACAGCAGCTAATAAATGCATTATCGGAGGAGCTATTCATACTATTATCGAAGGAAATAAGATAGATATGAATTCAGGAATATAATGGGGCAACCAGTTTCTAGAATAGGAGATACATCAAGTCACGGCGGAGCTTTAGTATCAACTCCAGTTATAAATGCTTGGTGTAATGATAGAAAAATATGTACGATTGGAGCTATTTTGGATTGTCCGCTTCATGGTCCAAATCCTATAGTTTCGACACCAGTCATAAACATATGGGTAGATGGGAACAAACTATCAACGATAGGAGCTACGACGCAATGTGGGGCTACCATAAGCTCAGGTAGTCCTGATACATATGCAGAATAGATAAGAGGTCTAAATATAAAACATGGCTGTTAGAACAAACAAATATTACGGGATAGGATTAAATTTTGGGAAAGGTCAGAATGGTTATTTCTCTATTTCAGCTGATAAAAGATTAGTAAAAGAGAATATAAAGCAGATACTTCTTACAAATCCTGGAGAAAGAATACATTTACCTGATTTCGGAGTAGGGTTAAATAGATACTTATTTGAAATGAACGATGAACAGCTGTCTTCAGTAATAAGACAAAAAATTATAGAGCAAGTAAGCAGATATGAACCTTTAGCAGAGATAATGGATATACAATTTAAGCGGCAAGATAACCTTATGCAAATAAGATTGATATATAGAATGAAAGACATCGCAAGCGCTCCAGAACAATTGGTGCTTGAACAGATGATGAGTTAAGGAGATTAAAAATGCCAGTACCTATTCAAATAGGAAATTTAAACCAGTTACCATCTTTAGACAAAATTAATTATACAAGACTTGACTTTGATTCGATTAAAGAAGGAGTATTGAATTTTATAAGAACTAATTATCCAGATCAGCAAAATGACTTTTTTGAATCTAACGCTGGTATCATGATAATTGATATTCTTTCTTATATAAATGATATTTTAGCATTTAGAACAGATTTCTTGGTAAATGAAGCTTACTTATCTACTGCATCAACTGACAAAGCGATATTAAATCTATTAAATTTAATTAATTATTCACCGTCAGGAAAATCGTCTGCGATAGGAACAGTCCAGATAAAAATAACTGATATAGATCCTGCATTGTATATCGGAGGAGCTTTAGGAAGAGACGTTATAATTTCTGTAGGATCTAATCCTTATAAAATAAGCATTTCTGATAATGCAGGAAATCCCTTAGCTTTCGAATTATTTAAAAGCTCTTCAGATCTTACTAGCGCGGTAATATTCCCGGCAGGATCAGTTATTGGAGATACAATGAATGCTACGATTATAGAAGGAAATACAGTATTTAATAATTTAACTCTTCCTTCTTCAGTTACACAAAATTTTGTTATTACTTTACCAAGTACCAATATAATTCAGGACAGTATTGAAGTAAAAATTAACGGAATAATCTGGAGAAATACAGCTAATTTTGCTTATGAAAACGGAACAACAAATTCTTATGAGATAAGGCCTACCGAGAATAGTCTTCTTCAACTTATATTCGGAGACGGGATATTCGGAGCAATTCCTCCGGCAGGGGCAATTGTAGAAATAAAATACAGGACTGGTGGAGGAGCTCTTGGAAATATTAATAGAGGCGTAATGAATGTCATACAGCCTATCAATGTTGACGGAGGTCTTCCTGTGACGTTTCAATTTACAAACATCACTTCTACGACTGGTGGTAAAGATCCTGAGAATCTTAGTTTTTCTAAAAAAATAGCTCCTAAAAATTATGCGGCTCAATTAAGAACAGTCACAGGAGAAGATTATACAGTTTATGCTATCGGTTATAAAGATGGGACTAATGGTTCTATTTCTAAAGCTTTAAGTATTATAAGACCTTATTTAGCCGCTTATTCAAGGAATAATGGACCTTATAACATTGACAGCACTAAGAATACGATTAAAATAAGAATCGATGATATAACAAGAGTAATTTCTCTTGATACCGGATCAAATTTGACGATAGAACAGATAGCTGACGATTTCAACTCAAAAGCTGCAGGTTTATTTCTTGATCCTCTTGCATTAGATTTTCAAGCGTTTGCATATCCTACAACAAATTATAAGATGCTCGGAACTATAGCGCAACCAACGGCAGGAATAGTAACAATAGACGTGAATAATAACAATCTATCTTTTAAATATGGAGCGAGTTTATTCAATGTCGTTCTTCCTACTGGAGATAGAACGTATCAGCAGATAATAGACGACATAAATACCCAAATTAATGTTGGGATTAATACTAATTTATCAAAATTTAGAGCAGATATCTATAATTTTGGAGGAGACTTATTCGTTCAATTTGTCACAGTAAGCGTCTTTAATCCAGCTATAGATATATTCCAAATTGCTCCTGCAACTAATAACGCTTATGTTTTATTAGGATTTTCTACTGGTCAATCTAGTTCTGAATATCCTAGCTTCAAATTTGCTATCGGACTAAACTATCATAATCCTCATGCAGCTTTAGAAGTTTTGAACTCTGGGAACAATGCTTATTCTGTTTTAGGAATGGATTATAGCGATGTTATTAACGGTAACGGGATAGGAAGAGCTCTCCCGATGGCTGCTAATTATGTCGATATATATGTATTAGCTAACGGAGAAAATAACTCTTTGGTATATGCCTCTGATTCGTTGAAGGCTGCGTTAATTAATTTTATAAACAGATTTAAAGTTCTTACTGATCAGATAACTGTATGGGACGGTTTATTAAAAAATATAGGATTTAATATCACTTTATACGTAAATAAAAACTTTGACGCAAATCAAGTTAAGTCTGTCGCTTTAGCATTTTTGAATGTTTATACTAACGGGACTTTAAATAATTTTGGAGATACAATGTATCTTTCTAAGATATACGAATTGCTTGAGTCTATTAACGGTGTAGATCATGTGACGATAAATGATATTTCAGAAAATGGAGTATCACAATTGACTACAGGAAGTAAAGTATTAAGAGATGTTCCAGTGAGATTCAACGAAGTGTGGGTTCAAGATTTCATAACTATGTCGGCGGTGTATAATGGATAAAGTTATATCAGGATTAATAACATTTATTACAGGAAGCGAAAGAATTACAGGGGCAATAGATCCGTTAACAGGTAAGCTTCCAGCATTCACTGCTGAGATTACTCCTGGAGATTTAATAAAACTCCCATCTGATATAGATTCATTTTGGACCTCAATTATCTCTATAGAATCAGATACTTCTCTTACTTTAAACAGAGCATATACAGGAAATTCTGGCACTACAGATTACTGTAAAGTTAGAGTCAACGAAGTTAAAAATTTCATAAATAAAAAGATTCCTGACATGTATAGAGAAGAAATTTCTGCAGATGATATGCACTCTGTTACTGACGTAATTTCTTCTGCGTATCTAGAATTACTTCCAAAGATTAAAGATATGAGGTATTTATATGATGTTAATAACGTCGATCAGGACCTTCTATCTTACGTCGCTTACATTGTAGGGTACCAATTTGACGAATCTTTAGGCCAAGTGTCATCTTTTTTACAACAGCCAATTTTAAAAAGGAATCAAGTAGCTAATGCTGTCGCTTGGGAGAAATTAAAAGGAAGCACTTTTGGTATTAAACAGTATCTAAAAACTCTATCTCTTGAAGCAACATTAAAAGAATTGTGGTATGATTCTTCTTTTAGAGAACTTTTAGATTATGTCGAGGAAGTAACTCCTGCAAGAGAACTTTGGCAAAAAGATATAATGAACAATTCAATCCAATTGTTCGAGGGTAATAACGGTGTAGATACTTCAGGGATAAACCATCTAGTTTATACAATTGTAAACGGAAATTTGATTTTTGTTCCCGCAATTAACGGATCAATTACTGCAGAAATATGGCAACAAGAAATAACTCCAATTTCAGGAGGCTCAACTTTTGTAAATTCTAGTAATATTGTTATAGGAACTTTAACATCTTATGTAACAGAAGTCCAGCCTGGAGACAGAATTAAGTTAAATTCAGTAACGTCTACAAGTCCTTGGTATATTGTTGCGAGTGTAGAATCTAATACCCAGTTAACTTTAACTAAAACTTATAGTGCTGTTACTAACGGTCCTTCGGCTTCTTCTATAATAAAGCCTGTAAAAGTATTAAAAACAAGAATTGTCCAAGATATCCATAACAATTTTATATATGATCCAGTTACTCCGAACACTTTGGAAGTTAATCTTGGACTTATTCAGATAAAAGGCTCTAAACAAGAATTATTCAATATTCCTCAGATACACCCGACACACAAAAATCGGCTCAGAATAAAAGTTGATGATGGGATTGAACAAGTAGCTATTCTTCCAGGAAGCGATCAACAAAGTGCCGGAGTTATCATCAACGCAATAAACAATCAAATAAGCGGCATAGTCGCTTCTGGAGAGGATGGAAGAATAGTATTAACTTCTCAGAATAATTCTTATTATACAACATTAGAAATTGTAGATGATCCTCACTCAGCCCATTTAATTTTAGGACTTCCTTTGGGAAAATTCAGCGCAACAACACAAACTAAATTTGATTCAGAATCAGAATATTTAACAATAGAATTAAGAGAGCCTTTAGATTTTTCAATATTGACTGGTGATATTTATGTAAATTATAACTATACTAACTATGTCCCTCCTGCATCTATAGAAGAGTATAATTATAAAACTGGAGCTAAATCTAACTGGTTCGACATAGAACTTAGCGCTAAGAACAACGCTTTTATACTTTTAGCAGAAGATGTAGAGAGAATTGTAAGTAAGATAAAAACTGACGTTAAGCCTTTCCATGCTTTGCTCAGGACGATAAGATACGTTTCAGGATTTGAAGATACATGGCAATATCAAGCAGACCAACCTTCATTTTTTATTCCGTGGAGAGATCAGTTTAGGGGCGATATAGAGGGAGAGTTTGTAGAAAGAATGAGATTCGGTTTCTCATCTTGTGCATGCCAATGCTGTCTGCTTTATGATAACTGTGTTAGGAAAATATATAATGGGTCAATTAATTACAATTGGAGTTTTGGAATTTATTATAACTCTGAGAGTTGTTTTCCAAGAGATTTGTTAGTTATTTATAATGGTTATATTACTAAGTATGGTGGCTCAAGTCTTCCTACAAGCATTTTAACTGGAACTTTAACTTTTACTAATGGTTCTACCGCGGTATCAGCTGCAGGAGGAGCATTTTTAAGCGAAATTATTCCAAAAATATCTTATGTCAGGTATCTTGGAGGTAACTGGCTCAGGGTTGAATCAGTAATCGACAACGATAATTTATTACTTGAACAACCTTTCAGCGAAGTTGGAGGAACAGGAACAAGTATAGAAACGATGGATCCTTTTTTCCACACTCAATACCGTTATACATTAACCTATATAACTCAAAACATCATCAACAAGCAAGATCCTAACCGCTTGATTGTGTATTATGATGGAGATAAATACTACGATAAGCAAAAGAATTCTTATTGTATCTTCCATTATGATTTAGGCGAATTTGCTAAAACAATAGGCCTTAATGACGAAGATTACGCGATTACAGTATCTAATAACATGATGCTAATACAACCCTACGGTGTCAAGGAAGTCACAGGACAATCAACCTGGGCTAACGGGACAGATACAATTGTTGGTTTTAATACATTTTATACCACTGAGCTTTCGATAGGAGATTGGATCAAACCTTCTTCTATAGGAACAGCTTGGTACCAGGTCCTTAATATAGTAGATGACTTGAATTTGCAGTTGTCTTCAAATTATGCAGGTATAACTGTTACAAATATTGTAACAGATAAGCAGAATGTTATTTATTCTCCATTAACCATAATATTGACGACTGGAACAAGAACAGCAGACCAGATAGCTCAAGAGATCAACGACCAAATAGGTCAGCAGTCGACAATCGAAGCAGTGTTCACAGGAGTGGTAACATTTACTAACGGTGACGCGACTGTGACAGCAGTCGGAGGTAATTTTGACGCTGAAGTAAAACCTGGAGATTGGATAAGACCGACAGGAACTTTGACTTGGTATCAGGTAAAGTATGTTCACACTAACTACGATTTAGAATTGAAGACGACTTTTGCTGGTGTTACTGTTTCAGGAAATGCTGATAAAGGTTATTCTCCAGTAATTTTGTCTTGGGGAATTCCGGTAGGATTCAATACAGGATTTGTCCGTTTATTGGCGAATATTAGATTGAATACGTTAACTAGAGAGAAAGGTGCAATTTTATTAGATGCTATCGCTAACGATGCCTATACAGTTTTGGGATTTGACAAACTGTATTCCAAAGCAAGTATATGTTTTATGTTATACAATCCTTCTCCTACTAATACTTTATTGATAAATTCTCTTACAGGAAATATAACTTTCACCAATGGAAGCAATTCAGTAACAGGATCAGGGACTTTATTCCTGACTGAAGTAAGAACTGGAGACTTAGTTAGATGTTCAACAGATCCTGAAAGTGATTATGCCTATGTTACCCAAGTAATCAGTAATACCAGTTTAACTCTTGACGGAAACTATACAGGTACTGGTGGGACTACCTCAGATAACAAAGCTTTGAGAATATCATATAATTCAAGGATTACAGGAACAGTTTCTTTTACTAACGGTAATACGAGTGTTACAGGAGTTAATACATTATTTACAACTGAACTTATTGCAGGAGATATGATAAGACTTCCTGGAGACACAACATGGGGAACTATAAATAATATTGTTGATAACTTCAACTTGCAGTTAGTTTCAGGTTACGGTGGAACCACTGGTACAAGTACTTTTGGAACCACTCGTAAGATTAAAGCTATAAATTATAATTTAAGCTCGTTCAGCTTGCAAGAAGATTTACTTTTAGCTGAAATTGGAGCTTAGTAAGTATACTAAATAATATAATAGAGGGAGTATAAAAATGATCAAGTTTAATGACTATATACCTTTAAAAGGTCAATTATCAATTAAGGTAGAAAATATAAAGACTGGAGAATCATTTTTCCATTACATCGAAAAAAATACTATAGTTTTGATTGCTAAACGCGACGTTGTCAGGTTGCTCGGAAATGACAATATAAATCAAAGATATCTTTCAAAAATGAAATTTGGAAACGGCGGACATGTTTCTAATCCTGCAGATCCAAATTATGGACAAGCGCTTGCAACTAACGAAACTATGGAGGATTTAGTAAATCCTCTTATAACAAAAAGTTTATCTTCAGTAACTTTTGACGATAATTTGGTAAACAACACATCTTCTATTATTTGTGAGGCGATGTTAGATACATCTGAAGGAAATGGTCCAGGCGGAACTCAGATATATTCTGAAGCAGGATTGTTTACATTTAACGAAACTTTGATTACAGCTGGCATTAAGAATAGCGGATTATTCGCTATAAAATTCTTCCCCATTTTAACAAAAACGGCGGAGCTCAGATTCATCTTCAGGTGGACAATTACTGTTTAGGAGAAATGATGCAAGGTATATATTTAAGAGATGAAAAATGGTTAGAAAGAAGAAGAAAAGGAATAGGAAAAAAGACGTTTGATGGAGTATGTCTTAAATGTTCTAAGCCATTTGAATCTATAAGAAAAAATCAGAAATTTTGTTCTGTCAGCTGTTCTATTATTTATAGACAGCCTAAAGGTAAATATAATCGTTTACCGTTTACAGAAGAATGGAAAAATAATATAAGTAAATCTAGACAAGGACTTATACTCTCTAAAGAGTGGAAAAAAAATATTAGTTTAAGTGGTAAAAAAGCTTGGGCAGAAGGAATAAATAAAGGATTTACTGGTCATTATCATTCAGAAGAATCAAAGAAAAAATTGGGTCATAGTTATAGAAAAAATTGCAAATGTGCTACTTGTAGAACTAAAAGAGGAGAAACTCTATCTGATCATTTGAATTTCTTATATGGTAAGTTCAAATCTAATAAGAATAATTGCGAAATTAGATTTCAATCTTCTTTCGAATTGAAAACTTGCATTAAATTAGAGAACGACGATTCTGTAAAATTATTCGGAAGATGCACTTTTGGAATACCTTATATTTTAGAAGGTAAGGCGTATATGTATTTTCCTGACTTTCTAGTTGAGTATTATAATGGAGATAAAGAAATTATTGAAGTTAAACCTTCATGTTTGTTAGGCAATAAAATTAACGTAGCTAAGCTTAATGCATTACGAATTTATTGCGAAAAAAATAATTTTGTAATTAGAATTATTACAGAAAATCAATTAAAGGAGAAATAAAAATGCAAGATAATGATTTGTATTGGGCAAGCATTGCTTCAAATACTAACACCGAAA